GAGTCATATGCTTGGATGCACAGCATCTATGCAATGTTTAAGAACCCAACGACAGTAGATGGTAACTTCTATGACACTGTTATCAATGGCTACTTAGAACCAGAGATGTTCCCACTGCAAGAGAAGAAGGAAGATTACTTCCTGTATGTGGGTCGTATGATAGATCGCAAGGGCATCGTTATTGCCCAGCACGTATGTAAAGAACTAGGACTCAAGCTGATTATGGCTGGTCCTGGTAATGATCCAAAGATTGAATACGGTGAGTGGGTAGGACCTGTCGGTCCTGAAGAGCGAGCAAAGTTAATGGGTGGTGCTACTGCCCTGTTTGCCCCAACACTCTACATAGAACCTTTCGGTAACGTTGTTATCGAAGCACAAACCTGTGGAACTCCAACGATTACCACAGACTGGGGTGCGTTTACAGAAACTAATGTGAACGGACTTACTGGTTACCGTTGTAGAAATGCAATGGAGTTTGCAGCAGCAACAGAGTGGGTCAAAGATTTAGACCCAGTAGCAATACACAAGCGAGCAGTATCTCTTTATTCATTAGATGCTATCGCACCACAATACGAACAATACTTTGCAAGACTGCTAACTCTATGGGGAGATGGCTGGTATGAGAGGAAATAATGCCAACACTGGACGAACTGGTAGACGAGGTAAAGGCTAACCTACAAGGTTATGCACTACGCCAAGACCGCATCACTTATGTTGCTAACCCTGCTGGTTTAACTACCACTAGCACACAGATTACTGTTGGTTCAGCATCCAATCTAGCCAAAGGTATCATTGAAATTGATGATGAACTTATCTGGATTGATTCTTTTGATAAAGCCAATAACGTACTTAATGTTATCCCAGGCTTTGGTCGTGGATACCAGGGAACTACAGCAACACCTCACGCACAGTATGCACCAGTAACCCTATCTCCAACCTTCCCACGTAATTCTATTAAGAAGGCTATCAACGATACGATTAACAGTTTCTATCCTAAGCTCTGGATTGCTGATTCTTATACCTTTACCTTCAACGCATCTCAGACTACATATCCACTGCCTGATGACTGCGAAGATGTTTTGTTTATCTCTTGGCAGACTACAGGTTCTAGCCAAGAATGGCTACCAGTTAATCGCTGGCGCTTAGATGGTATGGCAAATGCTGCTACCTTTAATACACAGAATACGATAAACATTTATGAGAACGTACAGCCTGGTCGTACAATTCAAGTTTGGTACACAGCAACGCCTAACACTCTTGACGCCAACACAGATGATTTTGCTGACGTTAGTGGCTTACCAGATTCTTGTAAGGATGTTGTGGTACTGGGAGCCGCATACAAACTTCTGTCTTACATTGACGCAGGGCGAATCAATCTCTCTAGTGCTGAAGCGGATCTAAACGATTCCAAGATTCCATCATCTGCAGGTGTTGCAGCATCTCGTTACATCTTTGCTCTATACCAACAGAGACTTAACGAAGAAGCATTAAAGTTAGCTGACAAGTATCCAATCCGTATTCACTACACCCGATAAGGAAAACCAATGACACGTAAATACTCAAGTATCAGCGTAGAAACAACGCTGGCCTCTGGTATCTCAAACTCTGCTGCATCTATGACTGTAGCTACAGGTACTGGTGCAGCCTTGCTCGGTGGTGTAACTCTTGCAGCTGGCAACATTGATACCTTTTCAGTTGCCCTTGACCCAGATACTATCAACGAAGAAATTGTTTTTATCACTGCCAACTCTAGCGATACCTTTACTATCGTCCGTGGTCAGTCAGGTACCAGCGCAATCTCACACTCAGGCGGTGCAACAGTAAAGCACGTCTTTGTATCTGAAGCTCTTAATGCTTTTGAGGCTGGGCTTAATGAGACTATTCCACTTAATGCTCAGACTGGAACCACCTACACATTGGCATTAACTGATGCAGGCGATCTTGTAACACTGACCAACGCAGCAGCAATTGCCCTAACCGTTCCAACTAACGCAACAGCACCCTTTGCTATCGGAACTCAGATCACTTTGACTCAAGGTGGAGCAGGCAAAGTAACAATTGCTGGAGCAGCGGGAGTTACGGTCAATTCTGCAGATGGATATCTAAGCCTTAGAACCCAATGGTCATCAGCAACTATTATTAAAGTAGCCACAAATTCTTGGATTTTGATTGGAGATACAGCAGTATGAGAATCTTAGGAACAGTCGCATCTTCATCACGCGAAGTACCAGGAGCACCAACAATTGGAACAGCTACCAACGTTCCAAGTGGTCGTGCCTATAATAACGGTCGAGCAGATGTAACCTTTACCGCACCTGCCTTTGATGGTGGGTTGCCTATTACTTCTTACACAGTTACCTCTAGCCCTGGTGGATATACTGGCACAGGTGCCTCATCTCCAATATCGGTAACTGGTTTACAGTCAAGCACATCATATACATTTACAGTAACTGCTACTAACTCTCGTGGTACTTCAGCTGCATCTGCTGCATCTAACAGCATCACTGCAACTACAGTTCCACAAGCTCCTAGTATCGGTACAGCAACTGCTGGTAATGCTTCAGCAACTGTTACCTACACAGCAGGTGCAACAGGTGGCGCAGCGATCTCTACATTTACAGCAACATCATCACCTGGTGGTCAGACAGGAACAGGCGCAAGTCCAATTACAGTTTCAGGTTTATCAAACGGAACTGCTTACACATTTACAGTTACAGCAACTAATGCTAACGGTACATCTGCTGCATCTGCTGCATCTAACTCAGTAACCCCTGTCAACCCAACAAGAAGCGTTGAATACATTGTTCTTGCAGCAGGTGGTTCAGGAGGCTATTCACCAAGCGTACCTGCTCCTATGGGTGTAGGTGGTGGTGGTGCTGGTGGATATAGAACTGGAACACTCACTGCTACTATTGGAGTGCCTTTAACGGTAACCGTTGGTGCCTCTGTTGTAACAACTGGTGGCACTGCTTTAGCGGGCATAAACGGAAATAACTCTGCGTTTGATTCAATTGTTTCCACAGGTGGCGGTGGTGGTGCGCTTTCTTCAGGTTCTGGTTATGTTGCAGGTGCCGCAGGAGGTTCTGCAGGTGGCGGTGGAACAAGTAATAGCACTGGGGGAACGGGAACTGCATCTTCTCCAGCAGGTCAAGGTAATGCTGGAGGCGGCGTAACTGCATCAGGAGGCAGCAATGTAGGTGGCGGTGGTGGCGGTGCTGGCAATGCTGGCGCTAATGGCATTGCTGGCAGTCCATATCCAACAGGCGGTGGTGGCGGTGCAGGTATTACTGAATCGTTTACAGGAACTGCTCTAAAAATTGGTGGCGGTGGTTCAGGTTCTGGGTATGGAGCAAACATAACTGCTCCATATGACGGAGACCAATATGGCGGAGGTCTATGGATTCAATCATCAAGCACTTCATCAACTGCTGCTGCAAACAAAGGCGGAGGAGGAGCCTCCTCTACTAGTGCGTCCCTTGTACGCAGTGGTTCAGCAAGTGGTTCGGGTACAGTAATTGTGCGTTGCACTTCTGCTGCTACAGCAACAACAGGTTCTCCTTTAACTGGAACCAACGCTGGGTATTTTTGGTACAAATTTAACGGAAGCGGGAGCATAACCTTCTAATGGCACACTTTGCAGAACTAGATGAAAACAACATTGTCAAGCAAGTAATTGTTATTAACGACAATGAACTTCTTGATGACAATGGAAATGAATTAGAACAAAAAGGCATTGACTTTTGCGTTAATCTTTTTGGTGGCAAGTGGCTTCAAACGTCACTTAATACCCACGCTGGACAGCACGCTAACGGTAAAACTCCTATGCGTAAAAACTATGCAGTTCCAGGAATGATTTATGATGTTCTCCGCAATGCTTTTTACAATGCACAACCTTTTCCTTCGTGGAAACTTAATGAAGAAACTTGTTTGTGGGAGCCACCTGTACCTTATCCAACTATTGAAAATTCCTACACTCCTGACCAAGAAGAATTTTGGACACAGACTGGATACCTATATATTTGGAATGAAGCAAACCAATCTTGGGATGTAGGGTGAAGCAAGATTACTTTTATGTAAATAACATAGATAAGATTTTTATTAAAAATCTTAATAATTACATAGGTAAACACAACCTCAAGTTTCTTGAAATTGGTAGTCACTCAGGTAGTAGTGCAAGTGGTACGCTCAATACAATTTTGACAGATCCTAGTTCCACAATCACTTGTGTAGATCATTGGATGGATAAAGAGTCGGAAGATTACTTTGATTCTATTGTAGAATTTTATTCTCCTAGAATTATTAAAGTAAAGTCAGACAGCGTTAAATGGCTTCAAGAAAACCAAAATTTAGTCTTTGATTTTATCTATATTGATGGAGACCATTCCGAAGAGGTTGTCCTTGCAGATGCAACCAACGCTTGGGGTTTGTTAAAACCTGATGGCATTATGGCATTTGATGACTATCTATTGATAGATTCAAACGGCAATAAAGAAACCAAAGTAGGTGTAGATAAGTTTTTAGAATCAATCAAAGAAGAATATCAAATAACTGACAATGGTTACCAACTATGGATTACTAAGAATAATTTTTCTTAGACCAAATGTTTTTTATATAATGATTAACAATAGTCCCATTAAAATTCTTATCTTCTATTTTTCTGTATTCACCATCTTTAAGGTGCGAGTATTCTGCTTTCCAGTCTGAACGCTTAAAAGGAATAATTTGAACCATAGGAGTTCCCTTTTCAAGTATTCCTTCAAAGTCATTTGAAAACCAAACAGGAGGAACAATCTCAAGAATGTTTCTATCAGTATCAATTACAGCGGGTATTGCTTGAACTCCTGTTTTACGGTAACCAAATGGTTGAGTAATTAAACAAGAGTAACCTTTAGGAGTAGTAATACGCCACTTGTTTATGAACTTAAAAACTTGAGGATTATACCCATCTGGTGTTTGTACTTCTCTTGCCTGAGAACCGTGTTCTTCAAAGACATTTTGACTTACGCGCCAAGTAAGTGATTTACCGTCACCAACATTTTGTACTTGCACGTCAGCCCATAAAGGGATTATGTAACCTGAAGTAATTGCGTCCAACATTGGTACGCATTTCTTTGGTCCAGCATTTGAGGCAAAGTTTCTAACAATTAACTTAGTTCCCTTGGGATTGTCTTCGCTTTTAGTATAAGGAGTCATAGCCTTCCACCAATCAGGCACAGCCTGTGTTGCTGGGTATGGGCGGGGTGCAACGTCCCAGCCGTATTCATCTCTTGCTTCAAATTTAATAATCTGTTTCATACCCAAAAGATACCATAAGGAGACATAGTGCCCTACGGCGACGACATCACAGAGGGAATACCCTACGTACTATCTAACCCATCAGGTGCCACTAACTTCTCATCTACTGGCGAAGCCTACGATGTAGCTATTGCTGGCTTACCGTTCTTCTTGATGAACTCAGATGATTCACCTTTCCGTAGAGTCACAGCCCAGTATCGTAAGCAACAGATTGACCAGTCTCGTGAACCAGGTGAGCAGACGCTTACTGGTTGGTGGGTACGATCTCAGTCATCATTTCACCTTGGAGCAGGCATCAAGTTCTTTGAGCCAGTACAAGAAGAATCGCTACGCTTCCAGTACACAGAGTCAAAGGGTGTAGATGTCTGGACCAGAGGTCAGGCTACCCTGCTTAATGACACAGCCAGCTTCTATTCAGGAGCAGCACCTGCTCAGTTGATCGGTGTTAACGATGGCACAAATGACTGCATCTTTGTAACAGATGGCACAGCGTTAAAGAAGATTACAACTGGTGGTACGCCAACAACTATTGCCCAAGCAGGTACAGCCTCAACTATCTACAGCCTTACAACTGATGGCTCTAACTATTACTTTATCAATGGCACTAAGGTCCACAAGGGTTCAGTAGGTGCAAGCCCAGCAGATTCTGAGATCTACAATACCCCAGGAGTTACTAGAGCTACCATTCGCTATGTCAAACAGCGTTTACTTCTTGCAATTGGCAATGTGTTGTATGAACTAAACGCTAACGCTACAAGTTCTGCAGCACTACCAACACCTTTGTATACACACCCTAACGCTAACTGGGTCTGGTCATCTATCGCTGAAGGTCCACAGGCTATCTATGTATCAGGTTATGCACCTAATGGAACTTCATCTTCAGTCTTTAAGATTACTTTAGATGCAGCAGTTCCTAACTCTCTAGGTTTCCCAACACTGAGCGTACCTACAGTTATTATTGATATGCCAGAGGGTGAACGCATCAATGACTTTGATGTATACCTTGGACTCTATGCAGTCCTTGCAACTAACCTAGGATTTAGAGTAGGTATCGCAGATACCACTGGCGATGTCCAGTATGGACCACTGCTGTTCAAGGATGCACCGTGCAACAACATAGCCTTCCGAGATAACTTTGCTTACCTAACATCAAAGGTGGATGGAGAAGCAGGGCTAGTCCGTGTAGATCTATCTACTACTGTCCTTGGCAACTCATTGTTCTTCCCTTGGGCTTGGGACTTGATAGCAGCAGGTACAACAACTACTGCAGATCAGGTTGCATTCTTTGGCAACTCAGACAGAGCGGCATTTACCAACGGCAATAACACTTGGGCTGAGTCTACAACTAGCCTAGTAGCAGAAGGTTACTTGCGTACAGGTTACATCCGATACAACACACTAGAGACAAAGATCTTTAAGTTGCTCCAGGCTCGTGTAAGCACCGTTAACGGTGGACTCAATGTTGATTCTGTCGACGCTGGCAACAACTTCTACCGCATTGGTACCTTCTCACAGGGTGCAAACGTACCTGAAGTTAATATCAGCTACCCACAAGCAGCACAAGAATACCTTGGTTTCCAGTTCACACTGACTCGCTCTGATACTGATGTATCTAAGGGACCATTGTTTACTGGTTACCAGATCAAGTCATTACCTGCTATCCCACGTCAAGAACTTATCCAGTATCCATTGTCTTGTTTTGACCACGAGTCAGATCAC